GGATAAAGAAAAAGCAGACAAAGACTTAGAAAATATAAAACATAGAAGGCAACACATACATTCTAGTTCTTTTCCCTATCCTAAAGAGGAAGATAAGGTACTTGAGATATTAGATAAAGGAATTAAAGATTGGGAATTTAATAAAGAGGAATGGGAAGAACAGATAAGATTAGCTTGCTATCTAAGACCAGATAGTCAAATGGAAGCCCAGCAAATTACTGATTCTGCAATAAAAATAATCAAAAATTTACTCTCCAAATCTCTCCTATCTCAGAGAATAGAAACCGCAAATAAACTCAAAGAAATCTGTAACAAGTGTAGGACTGAGCGTGGCTTGGCAACAGCAATAGGAAATTTTATCAATCAAATAAACCACTAATATGAACAGGGAAATAAAATTTAGAGCATGGGATGGAGAAAAAATACAAAAGGATTTTATTATAGGTAGACCTCAAGCTGCTGACTGTCTATCTATAATGACTGATGAAAAGTTCGCACTAAAACAGTATTCTCTAAAAGAATGGAAGGTTATGCAATACACAGGTCTAAAAGATAAGCACGGCAAAGAGATATATGAGGGAGATATAATGGCAATAAAAACTACACATCATTCTTATCCTATATCAGTTATTTTTTCAGAAGGAGCTTTCTCTTTTAAAGAAGATGGAAGTTATGGAACCCTTGCAGAATGGAATGAACACAGCGAAATTATCGGCAACATATGGGAAAACCCTGAATTATTATCTGCTCTAACAGAGACAAAGGAATGATGGAAATTGAAGGGTACATCTTTATAAAAGAAGTAGAAACACAGCAATTGAAAGATGGTAGGCTAGTAATATTTTTTAATAAAGCTGACGTATTAGAAAAAAGAAAACCAATACAACCAATTAATAGATTAATATAATAATTATGGTAAGACATCCAATACTAGACAACCTAGAAGACGAGGAGTATAATAATGGTATGGTAACAATAAAAACTAATACAGTCTTAAAAGACTTTAAGGGCGAATCAATTAAAAATTTAGGTAAGGAAATAACAGTAGGAACTATTATCTCTGACGTGCTTGGAGGTAAGGTTTCAAACCCAACATTAGGGTGGAATTTAGGTAAGAAATTTGCGTGTGATAAAGAAGTAGATTTAAAAGCTGAAGATGTAGTCTTTATTAAAAGAGAACTAGAGCAAAATGGTCAAGCAAAGGAATATGGATATACTGCTTTAATAATAGGTCAAGTTTTAGAAATATTAGAAGCAAAACCAGAATAATAATGGACTCTAACGAAAACAAAGATGGCACTTATAACAATAAAATGGGTGAAGAAAGCACGCCAATGGTGTAAGACAACCAAGTTACCTGGCAATAATAAGAAACAACAACTATTTAAACAGGAATGGTTTGATACAAAACCAGAAGTGTAGTATAATGTTTTAATGGAAGAAGAAACGAATAAAACGAATGATAAACCATGGCTATTCAAAAAAGGTAATCCAGGAGGTCCAGGAAGACCAGCTGGTAAATCATTAAAAGAATACTCAAGAGAATATCTAGCCAAAATGACAGATGAAGAACGTATGGAGTTCTTAGAAGGCTTACCTAAAGAAACCATATGGAAGATGGCAGAAGGCAATCCAAAACAAGATGTTGATTCAGAAGTAAAAGCTACTCTAAATATTGTAGTACCATTAGCAGTAGCTAAGTCTTTTAATATAAATGCAACTGACACAGAAACAGGAGGAAGCGATACTCAATAAGAGTAGATTTAAAGTATTAAACTGGGGAAGACGCTCTGGTAAAACTACATTATTTGCTTACGAAGCCCTAGGAACAGCTCTAACAATAGAAGATGCTCATGTGACTTACTATGCTATGACTCATGGAGATGCTAGAGATATTGCTTGGAATATCTTTTTAGAAGTTTTTGGTGAAGCTGTTGTATCTAAAAACGAAACATTACTAGAAATAAAGATAAGGAATTTAAAAGGAGGAATATCTTTAGTTAGTTTGAAAGGTTGGGAATCAGTTATTATATCTGGTAAGGGACGTGGAACTGAAAATGATTTAATACTAGCAGATGAAGTAGCATTTTGTAGACAGTTCATGGAATATTGGGATAAGGTTCTTGCCCCAACACTCTTAACTTCTAAAGGTAGAGCTGTATTTGGTTCTACTCCTAATGGTTTCAATGATTTTTATGATTTAACAATAAGAGCACAATCTAATAGTGATTGGTTTTATTCTCATGCAACTTCTTATGACAACCCAGCTAATGAACCAGAAGAAATAGAACGCATTAAACGTGAAATTTCTGAAGATAGATTTGCACAAGAATACTTAGCTGATTTCAGAAAACTAGAAGGACTTGTATACAAAGAGTTTAATAGGGAAAAACATATATACAACGATGATAGTGAGAAACAACCAACTAATATAATTAAAAGATTTGCAGGGATAGACTTTGGCTTTACTAATCCAACAGCAATAATAACTATCAAAAAAGACCATGATAATGGATATTGGGTTACTCACGAATGGTACAAAAGAAATAAGACAGATGAGCAGATTGCTGATGTGGTATTTGCTTTAAACTTTGATGAAGTATATCCTGACCCAGAAAGTCCTAGTGCAATAGCTGAATTGACAAAGCGTGGCGTGTATTGTAAGGAAGTATTAAAGAATAAAGATAGTATTAAGAATGGAATCAACAGTGTGAGAGCTTTGTTCTTACAAGGTAAGTTACATATTCACAATAGTTGCGTTAATTTAATATGGGAACTTGAAAATTATCGTTACCCCGATAAAAGACAAAACAATAATGAAGAAGAAAACCCTATTAAAGAGAATGACCACGCTTTAGACGCTTTAAGATATGCTTTGTATATGGATGAACCAATCAATATGGTTAATCATTTAAGACAACAGGATAACGTTTGGAGGAATAGACAGAATAGAAAAAGTGGGTTTGAATAGTGTGCATAACTCCTTGATAAACACAGTGGATTTGTTATAATTTACACATGAAAGTAGTACTAAAAGCGTTTCAAAGTAAACTAACATCAAAACCTATGGACTTCCCAGAAAGTCAAGGTTTGACCGTTGATTTAATATTAGATATGGGGATTTTACAAAGACATAATTTTGCTGGAGAAGTTACCCATACTACAACACCTCCACGAGAATATAAATGTACCTTTGAATCTACGGGAATGCACGAACAGTATCTCGACCTAGATGGTCAATGGAAAAGTGCGAAAGTTTATTAACTAATTAAAATTGCATGAAGAAATTATCAATATTAAACATAGTATCAGGTAAAAATTGTTCTGTAGAATTAGATAGTGATTCTACTTGTATTAAAAACGAAGCTGAGAAAGTATTGAAGGCAATAAAACCAGATATAAATAAAGTTCCTTGTTCGTGCGGACAATACTATGCAATGTTAGACCATTGTTGCTATCCATGGGTAGGAGATTTTAATAAACAGTTTTCTCATTTATTTCAAGGAAGTATAGGTCAAATCCACAAGGAAGCTATAAAAAACTATATCAATCGTAATTTTACACCTAAATGAAAAACCAAGTTATACAAGGAGATTGCCTACAAATAATGAGAGAGATGGAAGATAATCTCATAGATTTGACTGTGACTAGCCCACCTTATGACAATTTACGTGATTACAATGGCTATTCTTTTGATTTTGAAGGGATAGCTAAAGAGTTGCATAGGATAACTAAAGATGGTGGAGTAGTCGTTTGGGTTGTTGGAGATGCAACAGTTAAAGGGAGTGAAACAGGAACATCTTTCAAACAAGCTCTTTACTTTAAGGAAATAGGATTTAATTTGCACGATACAATGATTTATGAAAAAGCATCACTTTCATTCCCAGAAACAAATAGATATTACCCAGCTTTTGAGTATATGTTTATTTTTTCAAAAGGAAAGCCTAAAACTACAAATCTTATAGCAGATAGAAAAAATAATTACGCAGGTACAAAGGTTAATTCTCACAGCAGGGAAGCAGACGGAACATTTAGAAAAAAGCCAGGATGCGGAAATTTTATTAAAGAGTACGGAATAAGATTCAATATTTGGAGAATACCTAATGTGAGTAGTAAGGATAGAAATGGACACCCTGCTCCATTTCCTGAAAAGTTAGCCGAAGACCATATCTTATCTTGGAGCAACGAAGGAGACATAGTGTTTGACCCAATGGCAGGAAGTGGAACAACACTAAAAATGGCAAAGAAAAATAATAGAAACTATATAGGGATAGAAATTAGTCAAGAATATATAGATATTATAAATAAAAGACTTGAAATATAAGCACAAAAAACGTGTGTTATAATTTAAGTGTACATTTCTACGCCTAGTGTGCTGTACAGCACGCCGTGCTAGGCGTCAGATGTACATTTAAATAATGAAAAATATATTCCAACAAATACGAGATGAGAGGCAAGATTTCTTGCAGAATGAGATTGAAGTCGTGCCAGGCTATAATTTTAGTCAATATAATACTCTAAAGAAGATTCATCTTTACTACACTGGAAACTATGAAAAAGGCAACTATGAAGAAATAGGTGGTATTTTGCGTAAAAAGGTATTCCACCAACTATCGACATGGCGTTGTGAAGTCGCAACAAAGATGATTGATATGGATATTAAGGATTTTATCCTTGTATCTAATGATAAAGACACAGACTGGAATGTTTACATACTAGAAAAGGAATTAAAAGTCTGGCTAAAGAAGAACGAGATGGGACAGATATTAAATGAAATATCTCGTCTCTTACCTATTTATGGTTCTGTGGTGTTACAAAAGACAAAGTATGGTGCTGAAGTTGCAGACCTACGTTATCTCTATGTAGACCAGTCAGCAAAGACACTCAATGATGCAGGATATGTAAATAAGCGTTTACTTCTAAACCATAGAGATATGCGTAAGATGGGCAAATATGGTTGGGAAAATGTAGATGAAGCTATTGATAAATTCAGTGGTAAATACAAACAAGGATATGATTTGGGTGGTATCAATCAGGGTACTAATTCATCTCTATATTGGGAGGGAGCTAATGTAACTAAAACACAAGCGTCATCAATTCCACTCGTAGAAGTGTGGGAAAGATATGGTGATGTTCCACTCTCTTGGTTTACAAATAAAGAATCAGACGAGAATGAATATGTCCTAGCTAAATACTGTGTTGCAGGAGTAGATGAGGTATCAATAAGCGAGAAAGGAGTTATCTTAGCTGAAGAAGGATTAGTACTCTATAAAGAGCAAATAGATGAAATTCCATTTAAAGAAGTTCATTACAATAGAATTGATGGACGATGGCTTGGATTGGGTGTTGTTGAGATGTTATTTGAGAACCAGAGACGTATCAATGAAGTTAAGAACCAAGAAGCTAGAGCTAATGAGCTTGCATCTATTCAGTTATTCCAAACTCTTGATGATACGATTGCGTCAAATATTACAACAGACCTAAACAATGGAGACATCTTAAAGGTCAAGAGCTTCTTGCAACCAATACCAACAGAATCTCGTAATATGTCTGCTCTTAAAGAGACAGCACAAGAGATTGAAGAACACTCAAACAATCTTACATTCTCTCGTGATGTAGTTTCAGGTGAAAATGCTCCATCTTCAGCAACTCTTGGTGCAGTACAAATTCAAACACAGCAAACAACAGCAGTATTTGACTACAAGAAAGAGAATATTGGTCTATTCCTAGGTGAGTTTATTAAAGACTTAGTATTCCCACAGATTGAAAAGGAATTAAATCGTGAACACGTCTTTAGACTTGCAGGTTCATTTGAAGAACTACAGAAACTTCGTGCTAATTATGCTAAGAACTATGCTAACCAAAGAATAATTGAAGCAGTATTGCAAGGTGCTGACGTTACACCAGAATTACAGCAAGGATTTAAAGAACTTGCTATGCAAGAGATAAGTACAATGGGCGATAAGATATGGACTGACGTTGAAAAGAACTTCTTTAAAGACCTTGATTACGAAGTAGATATAGTTTCAACAGGTGAAAACAAGAACATCTATGCTCAAATCAATAATGGTAATGCTATTCTCCAAGCTCTTGCAGCAGACCCAACAATCTTACAAGACCCAGCTAAGAAACAAGTATTGTTTAAGGTTATGGCAGCTATGGGATGGCACGTTTCAGAACTAGAGCAATTAGACCAAGCTCCACCTCCACCAGTTCAACCGCAAGACCCGAATCAACCATCACAACCTAGTAAGGTCGAATTACCAGTTAAACCAGCTACAGCAACAAATGGAATACAATAAAGAATACACAAAGGATAACTATAATAAAGTTGAAGAAGAAACATTAGGAGTAAATCATCCTATAGAAACTAATGATAAGGCTACTTACGACAATCAAAAATCAATGATTAATATTAGTGTCGCTGAAGACAATCAGCAAGGAGACCAAATCTAATATGGATAAAGAACGACAAGTTGAAATACAGAACCTAAAGAGATTCCCAGAGTTTTATGCTCTTAAAACAGAACTCGAAAATTTCTGTGATAAAATGGATAGTATATCAGATATAGATTTATCAGATGTTTCACGAGTAACATTATTAGAAGAAATCTATGGTCGTAGATGGGCTTCAGTAAAAATAAGAGACCTATTATCATCGCTTGGCTTAGTAGATAAAAAAATTACTAAACGAGATATGACAATGGAATAAATATATGGCAAAAGGTTCAAAGAAGGGTGGAAAGTGTCCAACATGTGGAGGTAGTGGAAAGTGTTAGGTCGTTATTATTAAAATAAATCTATAAATATATGTCAGAAAGATATAGTGGTAGTTTAAATGGGGTTATGTTAGAAGAAAAGAAAGACCCAATGTCAGGTGGTTCAGCTAATGTTAAGACAGACTTCCGTGTTCAAGAATCACTTGACCATGAAGGTGAGCCAACATCTCCATTAAAAGCAGAGTTTGCTTATCCTGGAACAGACAAGGGAGTTCAAAAGTAAGTTTATGGTTATACTTCCATTCAAAAAGCATTATTAAAAGTATCGTTCCTTTCTGAACGTTTAACCAATTATCATTTCATGGAAAACGAAAATGAAGAACAGGATGTAGTAGAGGAAACTCTCCCTGTGGAAGAAACTACAGATGAGTTAGAGTTGGACTTAGGTGAGGATTCACCGATAACAGAAGAAGACGACTCAGTTAGTATAAGTAAGTCAGAATTAACAAAGCTAAAGCGTAAAGCGATAGCCTACGATTCAACAAAAACGGCAAAACCAGTTCAAAAAGTAGACAACGTAGATAAGGACGAAAGGTTTGAGCGTTTAGAATTAAGAGCAGATGGCTATTCTAAAGATGAGATTGATGAAATCATGTCATTGGGTGGTACAAAGGTTCTTAATACAAAGATAGTGCAGTCAGCAATCAAGTTTATGAGAGCAGATGCAAAATCTAAAGACGCTTCAGCTACAGTCAGTTCAAAGTCTCCTGTGTATAAGAAATATACTCAAGAAGACCTATCAAAAATGTCTTCAAAAGAAATGGAGAAAATCCTCGCAGAATAATTAACACGGCTAGTTATAAAAGGTAATTTATCAGTATTACATAATATAACTATATGGCTTCAACAACCTCAGGTCTCAGCAACCTAATGTCTACTTTCTATGATAAGGTATTCCTAGAAAGAGCAAAAGCTGAACTCCGTCACGATTTCGGAGCTACTATCAAGAAAGCTAGTATGAATCAGGGTAAGAGTATAATCTTCAACAGATTGACACCTCTTGCACTCGTAACAACAGCACTTACAGAAGCAACAAATCCAGCAGAAGTCGCTATGACTTCAACTCATGTAACTGCTACTCTAGCAGAGTACGGTACTTACACAACTATCGGTTCTCTATTCAAGATGACTTCAATCGATGAAGACTTGAAAGAACACGTTGACGTTCACGGCCAAAACGCAGGTGAATCTATTGACGCTTTGCTTCGTAATGAACTATCAGCTTTCGGAACACGTCAGCTTGTAGCAACTACAGCAGCAGTATCAAGTACATCAGCAATCCACACTTCAGACGTAATTACAGGTCTTGAAATTCGTAAAGCAGTTCGTACACTTAAACTTAACAAAGCTCCACGTTTCCCAGGTGCAGTATACCGAGGTATAATCGGCCCACAGGTAGCTATGGACTTGTTCGGTGCATCAGAATGGCTTGACGCACACCGCTACACAACTTCAGACGCTATTGAGCGTGGTGTTATCGGTAAACTTCACGGCGTTGAGTTCGTTGAAACTAATCAACCAACAGTAGACCTTTCAGGAGGTTTCTCAACTTCTACAACAGACGTTGCGAACGTTTACACTACTTACATCTTCGGACGTGGTGGTTACGCTATGGTTTCTCTTGATTCGTTCTCAGCTCCAAAGATTTACGTTAAGAACCCAGGTGCAGGAGACACTTCAAACCCACTTGACCTATGGTCAACAGTTGGTTGGAAGATGCCTTTCGCAGCTAAAGGTCTAAACGCAAACTGGATAATCAAGGTTATGACAGGTGCGACAAACGGAAACAGTGCAACTATCTAGTTCTTAGATATACACTTACAATTAACTCCCTTAATCGGGAGTTTTTTGTTATAATAAAGAGAAAACATGGAAACACATTGTAAGAAATGTAACAAAGTACAAAAAGTTGTTATTATCTACACCAAAGAATACCCTGAAATGAAATTAACTACATTGGTAGTTTCATGTACTGTCTGTGATGACAGATTTGCGGTCTTTGACAAAAGAGATAAACAACTTAATTTATTTGAAACCCCGAAAATTGCTTGACGGGGTTTCTTTGTTTTTGTATAATAAGGTAATGAAAAAACTTTTACCAAAGTTCTCGCAGATAAATTATAAGGGGTTAGATATTAACATATTAGTAGAGCCAGGTTTCGTGGGTTATTCATTTCATTATGAAGGAAATAATTATGGAAGTAAATTACCAATCTTAACTAAGAAGAAACAAGAATTACTAGAACTATCATTCGCCCTTTGTATTCAGGCTATTCTTTCTTATGAGGAATTAAGTAAAAAATAATATGGTAAAAATAAAAACAGAGGACTTTCAAAAAGAGTTACAAGAGATTGACCCTAGAATACTAATTGTTCCAAACACTAATAGACCAGGAGCTTCTAATATCTTTCTTAATGGAGTAGATATTTGTCCGTGGATTCCACAGTTTGAAATGCAAGATGAGTTTACACCAGACTACAGTTATAAACTACACGATAACCCAATACCTTTTAAGACAACAGTTCAAGCTAAAGAAATAGTTAGACTAACATTAGAACAATTAAAACAACCAGAGTATGCAGACGCATTATTCGATAAGCCAGTAGACGTAAAAGAAGAAACTTATGGAACACATAACGCCTAAGATTTGCATAACTGGAGGTTTGGGATTTATTTTCTCACACGTCACTGAGTATTTCGTAAAAAAGGGATGGGACGTTTACGTTATTGATGATTTATCAATGGGTTCACATCCTGAAATAGTAGATGGCTCATTTACATTTATAGAATTTGACTGTGCTGATACAAGAGTACAAGATATTATATGTAAGATTAACCCTGAATATATAATCCATGCCGCAGCTATTTCAGCAGTAGACTTTTCAATTAAAGACCCTGAACTTACACTAAAACAAAACATACTAGGAAACATAAATGTATTTGAAGCGGCTCGATTCTGTGATAATTTAAAGAAATTCCTCTATGTTTCAACAGATGAAGTCTATGGTGAATGTGAATATAAGAAAGACGAGGAAGATATAATATTTCCTAAGAATCCCTATGCTGTATCTAAAGCTGTAGGGTCTTTACTCCGTCTAGGTTATGATAATACGTTTCAAACTATTAAAGACAAGACCTGTGAGACTAGATTCTGTAATGTAGTGGGGGATAGACAAGATGATAGGAAGGTCTTATCAAAACTTGTTCAATCCATTAAAGATGGTACACCTATGCCAGTACATAATGGAGGAATTGGAAAAAGAGAATACATCTATATAAAGAATATTCCCCCAATTATTGATTTACTTTTAGAAAAAGGTGATAGGGTTTATAACGTAACTAATAATGATTTACTATCGGTCAATGAGTTAATTGAGAAAGTAGAAAATATCGTAGGAGTTAAAGTAAAGAAGACAGAATCATTTAGACCAGGCATGGATGAGAAGTATCAAATGGATGCTTCAAGGTTAAAAGACTTAGGTTGGAAACCACTCTACACATTAGATGAAGGACTTCGTGAGTATTTAAGAAATAATGGAATAATATGAAGAAAATAAAACTAACAAGAGATAAAGCTAGACAAAATTATGTTAAAACTATTTAAACCATACATGAGTTCAGAGAGTATAGAGAATGTAATCAGAGTATTACAGAGTGATTTTCTCGCTGAAGGTGATGAGGTTAAACTATTTGAAAAGGAACTTGAAGAAAAACTAAATAAGAAGAACATATTGACTGTAAATAGTGGAACATCAGCTCTTGAACTTGCCTATGAACTTGTAGGAATAAAAGAGGGAGATGAAGTAATAACTCCGATATTAACGTGTACCGCAACTAATTTGCCTTTACTTCATAGAAAGGCTAAAATTGTATTTGCAGATATAGATTATGACCTAAATATAAACATAGAAGATGTCAAAAGAAAAATCACTGAACGCACTAAATGTATTGTCTTCGTTCACTTTGGAGGAAACAATAGAGGACTTGCCGAACTTGTTGAGTTTTGCAACTCCCGAAATATTATCTTGGTTGAAGACGCAGCACAAGCCATTGGAAGTGATTATTGGGGTCAAGCTAACTTCACAACAGTATCACTCCAAGCAATTAAAACTCTTACTACAGGTGACGGAGGTCTCCTTATTTGCCGAGACGATGAAGACTACAAAAAAGCCAAGCGACTTAGATGGTTCGGAATTGACCGAGACGACAGAGCCAGAGATATAACAGAAGCAGGATATAAATACCACATGAATAATATCAATGCAGCAATAGGTAGAGGTAATTTACTCCACCTAGATGAACTTGTTGAGTATAGGAAACTATTAGGTGGAGAATATAAACTTTATGGTCTTGAACCGCATATATGGATGACTTTTGGTCTTACAGATAAATACGAACAGTTAAAAAAGAAACTAGAGGATAGTGGTTATGAGTGTGACCAACATCATTATAGAAATGATAAGTATGAAGTCTTTGGCGGTCGGGTCAAAGATTGTCCGATTATGGATGAGATAGAGAATAAATATTTCTTTGTACCATACCATTTTGGAATAACATTAGAAGACGCACATAATATAGGTAGAATTTGCCATGAATTTATATAACGCACACAAAGAGCCACACTTTATAGAAGCATACAAGAAACATTTTGAAGGTCGTGAACCAAAGAGAATACTAGAGATAGGTGTTCAAGGAGGAGGTTCATTAAAGATTTGGAGAGATTTCTTTCCTAATGCAGATATTGTTGGTGTTGATACACTTGAACAATGTAAAGAACATAAAGGAGACAGAATTGAAATTGTAATCGGAGACCAAGCTGATGTTAAATTCCTTGAAACTCTTGGTAATTTTGACATTATTATTGATGATGGTGGTCATTATATGACACAACAGCAAGTGTCAATGAATACTTTACTTGCAAATCAATTAAATGATGGGGGATTATATGTAATAGAAGACTTACACACGTCATATTGGGAACAATTCTTAGATATTCGTAGGACTACAGTGAATGTTTTAAAGGATATGATAGATGACCTACATCAATACGCAGATGAAAGCCCACGCTGTGAATTAAAACAAGGTTTAAAGAATAAATATAATATTAAATCAATGACATTCTATCCAGGAATAGTCTTTATAGAAAAATGTACACAAATCCTCAAATAGAATCATCATATCAACACAATAATCTAGGGAGAACACTCTATGATTATGTTATCTATGAAAAACCAGAAATTGTTATAGACTTCGGTGTTTTAAATGGATATTCAACAGTAGCACTTGCTCTTGCTTGTAAAGAAAACGGTAAGGGTAAGGTAAAAGTTTATGACTTATTTGATAACTATGAATATAATCATGCCAAATTGCAAACTCTAGTAAAAAATCTAAAGGAATATGGACTTATAGATTGGGTTGAGATTGAAGAAAAGAACTTCTTTGATTGGGTAAAAAATCCTGAACCATTTGATTTAATTCACATTGATTTAAGTAATACAGGTGACATATTAGACTTAATATGGGATAATCTACAAGGAAAAGGCACTGTTTTATTTGAGGGTGGAAGTGAAGAACGAGACCGAGTAGGTTGGATGAAAGTTCACAACAAGAAACCCATTAGAGAAAGCAAAGCAAAGTTTGAAGTCATTAATAGTAAGTTCCCAAGTCTAAGTAAATTATGCGAAAACTAAAAGATAAAAATGGATATATTTTTATAAAAATGCCAGACCACCCAAATGCTAATAACAATGGGTATGTTAGAGAGCATAGGATTATTGTTGAAAAAAAGTTAGGTAGACTATTAAGAGATAATGAAATAGTAGACCACATAAATGGGAAAACTTCAGATAATAGAATTGAAAACTTAAGGGTGTGTACACATAAAGAAAACATCAGGAACTGTACACTGAAAGCAAAAAATAATAAATCAGGATATAGAGGTGTTTCTTTTGATAAATCTAGGAATAAATGGCAAGCAAGTATCAAGGTTGATTATAAATCAATAGGATTAGGTCGTTTCCTTAATAAGGAAGACGCAGCTCTTGCTTATAATAATTTTGCAAAAAAGTATTTTGGTGAATTTGCTAGGCTAAATATTATATGAAAAAAACAATAAAATTAAAGAAACTTGCAATTGTTATTTCTGCTTGGCATTACCCTATGGGATTCTATAATGCAATAGCAAAGCAACAAATCCCAAAAGGTTGGACTGTAGATATGTTCGTAGTTTCACATCGAGACCCTAAATACGCTAAGATACCAGAGTTTGAAGATAGTGTTCGTGGAGAATTAGATAGAAAACTTTATCCTAAGATTGCCACCAAAAAAGACCTAGAAAAACTAGGATTTGAATATAAAGAATACCCTAATACAGTAGGGGATTGGGGAAATTCAAATCAATGGCTAGATGAACATGATTATAAAGATTATGATATGTTTTTGTTTACCCATGACGATAATCTAATACTACGCTACGATATGTTAAAAGTTGTCTGCGAAGATATGTATCCTGATAAGTGGCTTATTTTAACTAATACAGTAGGTGTACCAGCAGGAAATCTTCGTGGTTCGTTTGAGTTCTTTAAGAAAGAAATGATGGATAAATTAGGTGGTAAGTTTGACTTATCATCTACTACACTTAATAGAACAGGCGAAACAAGTAATCCTTTAAACTGGACTGAGTTATATGATTGGAACTCAACTGTTACACCACTCACAAACTTTCTTACTAAAAAGAAACTATGGAATAAGGTTGTAGTATTCTCGCCTATTTACCGTGTGTCAATATTCTGTATTGAGGGAGAGCGTGGAACTATCGCAAGTTCCCAGACTAATAATAGACCTCTTGAAGATGAGGGTATTAAGTGGTTACAAGATAAAAGAATTATATAATGAACTATATTTACACAGTAATCACAGGTGGAAAAGATACATTAAGTGAAGACATTAATATAAAAGGTAATGTTAAAGCTGTTTGTTTTACAGATGACCCTACAATGAAAAGCGAGAAATGGGAGATAAGACCCATCCCAAATATCTACAAGGATATAAGACGTGATAGTAGAACTGTTAAAATGCTTCCACATATATTTTTCCCAGACGCAGAACATTCACTATATCTTGATGGAAATATTATATCTAAAGTTCCCATGCAAAAGATGATAGATGAATACTTACAAGATGATGATATAGCAGTATTCAAACACCATACTAGAGATTGTTTATTTGATGAAGCTAAAGAATGTATTAGACTGGAACTAGACACTAAAGAAAACATTGAAAATCATATAGCTAGATATAAAGACTTCCCTAAACATAAAGGACTATATCAGTGTGGAATGATTTTAAGACGACATACGCCTAAGATTAAAAGATTAAATGAAGCATGGTTCTCGCAATACGCCACAGGTTGTAAACGAGACCAAGTATCATTTCCTTATGTGCTAGAGAAAGAGGGAGTGTCAATCTTTGCTATAGATAGCTTTGCTTATCTCCATGACTACTTTGAGTATAACAACCATAAAATCCCCAGTGAATGGGCAGGAAAAATATAATATGAAAAAAAAGATTAAGATATTGAAGATTATGAGCGATTGGTCTAGTTCCCCAGAACGTGAGAAACTAAATTCTTATGGAGGATTAGGTTATTATCGTACCCTTAAGATAGCTCAACAATTAGAGCCAGAATACGAAGTTACTGTTTGGAATCGTGAGTGGAAAGACAAACTGGCAACATTCGGTAGACTTGCTGAACCATTTTATAGATACATCTTTACTACTTATGACATCATATGGTTACATCAGACAGATAATGACTTAACCTTTGCGTGGTTACGTTCTATGGCTACACACTTTGGTAAAAAACTCATCATTGACTGTGATGACAATTTCCTAGAAGTAGACAAAGGAAATCCAGCACTTAAAAAACTAGGTAGAGGTAAACTAAATCGTGAAAATAAGCGAGCTATGATGGCTACTAACTTCTCTTTCGCAGATGCAATAACAGTATCAACAGTTCCACTCAAAAAGAAATTATGGAAACACATTAGAGATGTTCACAATGTTGATATGCCTATATTCGTAATTCCAAATTGTAATGATGTGAACGATTGGAACTATAAGAAGGTAGAGGGTGATGGTGTAGTAATTGGTTATAGTGGTGGTTTATCACACAATGATGACCTAGATATGGTACTTCCTGCAATCAAAACTATTATGATTAAATATCCAAATGTAGGTTTTCAGCTTATGGGTCAGATGGATTTAGACAAAGCTAAGACAATATTTGGTAAATGGCCTCAACCTTTGAGAAATCGTATCATTTTGATGAACGCTACGAAAACTCAACCTGAATACCCAGCATATCTAGCAGAGCAACCCTGGAGTATTGGTATAGCTCCACTCATAGATTCACCTTTTAATGAGTGTAAAAGTTCAATTAAGTTTTTTGAGTATTCTATGTATAAAATTCCTGTAGTAGCATCAAGAGTATACCCTTATTACAAGGATATAATGGGAGTAGCAACTATTGAAGATGGTGAAACTGGCTTACTATGCGATACAGTAGATGATTGGGTAAAAAATCTGTCAAAACTCATAGAAGATGAAGATTTAAGAAAGAAACTAGGTGAAAATGCCTACAATCATGTTGTAAAGAACTGGCAATATAAAGATTGGAAACAAAACATAATAAATACAGTCAAAGCAATCGAAAACCTGTAATTTTGGGTGTTATAATATACACATGGTATTTTCGGACACTGTAAATAATTTAGGTATAGTTCAGCAAGTGCGTGATTTTATGCGTGTTGATAGTACCCAATGGGCTACTTCAAAGATTGTAAACTCGGTCAATAACTATTTAGACACTGTAGCAGGTTACGCTATCGGTGCTGATGGTCGTTTTCAATGGGATGATACTAACCACAGCAAACTCCCCGAAGGAACTACAGCTTTAACTATAAATGTGAGTGATTATTCATTCCTTACAGACGAACAAGGTAATGCAATCCTTAGTCTTTTAGGTGTTTCAATTTTAAGAAATGGCAAATATGAAATGCTTACACCTGTTGATAGGTCACAGGTAGACACAGCAACATTTGGTACAGAATCGGGAGACCCAACTCAATACGACAAGATTGCAGACAATATAATTAGACTTGATAAATTACCACTAGCTACAGTTTCAGCAGGATTAAAGTTTTATTTCCAACGTACACCATCTTATTTTACAGCTTCAGATACAACTAAAGCTCCAGGCGTTCCACCATTACTCCATAGAGGATTTGTTATTGCCGCAGCTTATGACGGTGCTTTAACTCTTGGATTAGCTAACCTACAACCTTTATCAGTAGAGTTCCAAAAAGAATCAAAGAAAATGACCGACTATTTCGGTAATAGAAATAAAGATGAGAAGCCGACCCTGATTACTAGACCTAGAAATTACGAATAATGGCTATTACGAGCAATACAAGTAAACCTATAACTTCTCTAGCCAATATAACAAAAACAATGATTGGTTTAATTTGGAGTTTGGATTTAAATACTTGGGCAACAGAAACACAAACTTGGGGAGACACAGCATCAACAATAGATAATATAACAAAACAAAGTTCATCAATTACAAATATTAGCAAACCAGCATAATGAGTACACTTACTACAATACAAAGTACAGATGTTATAGCAAATAGCAGAACTGATATAAATAATAATTTCAGTAATTTGAACACGGATAAGATGGAGACATCTGTGCTTGATACTGATACAACCCTTGCAGCTAACTCTGACGCTAAAGTAGCTTCACAAAAAGCAGTCAAGGCTTATATTGATTCAGGTGGTAATCCAAATGCTTCAACTACTCAAAGAGGTATTGTTGAAGAAGCAACACAAGCAGAACTTACAGCAGGAACTCAAACAGGTGGAAGTGGAGCTAGATTGTTCTTGAATCCAGTGCATACAGTAAGCACAAGTGCGGGTTCAGGAGATGCAGGTAAACTTGTTAAATTGAATGCAAGTGGTCAAGTTGATGGAACAATGGTTATTTCATCTTTTCCAACTCAAGATGTAGAAATTTTTACAGGAACTGATACACCAGTAAATTTTTCTTGTTGTTCATCAAATGATGGTTCTGTTTTATATATTGTCTATGTACTTTCTAGTTCTACAACAACTTTAAACATCAAAAGATTTACTAAGGATAGTAGTTCAGGAGATTATATGGAAACTCATGCAACCACTCTAACTGTTACTGCTGGAGGTGGTTATGGCGTGGTTCTTATAGGAAGTTTTATTTATGTCACAGCAACTATAGGAGGTACTGGTGCGGTACGAAGATATGCTGTTGCCGACCTTTCAGGAGTAACTACAATGACAATTTCGGGTACTAATGATTTTGCTCAAGCAGGTTATCCATTTACCGACCAAACAAATCTTTACTGCTATTCTAGTGCTAATACATATAGAGTTTATACAATATCAGGTACTACAATCACAGCTGGTAGTACGATAACCTATACCTCTTCAGGGACACAACCTTTTGGAGCATACGGTAACACAACAAATGTATGGATATGTGATGGAGCAGGCACAGGAACTATGAATATCAGAAAGTATGCGATTGCTGGAGGTGCTGTAGTTTCAACAACAACAAGAACAATCTATATGAATGCAAGAGTAAATGGAAGTACTGCTGGTTATGGTTTCTTTGGTGCTTCAACAGCATTACTTGGTATAGCAAATATATTTAACTGGTGCAGTGATACAGCAAAAGTTAGTGTATCTATGCATATAAGAGCAATAACACTTCCATAATGAGTAAACAAGTAGAAATCAAACAAAATAATTTCTCAGGAGGAATCAGTGATGACCCTCGTGCTATTTCACCTACTGGATTTATAATCTCTAAACATTTTGACATATTCTCTAATCCAAATCGTTTAACTCCTTATCGTTCTTTTGAAGCTGATACAAATGATGGTTCAACAGCGACAGGAATGAAGCAATATCAAGTTAAAGACTTTGTTTATGCTTCTGCTTCGGCAAAACTTTATGGATTAGGTCAGACTGGTGCAGGACTAACTAAGATAGTTTATAAATCTGACGCTACAACTGGTAACTGGACTTTGCCATCCTCATCAGAGGGAAGTGGAGCTGTTAAGAATGGGTGTTTAGTAGAATATAAAGATTACTTGTGGGGTTTTCAAGGCACAACTGATGTCTTTAAATGGGGATTACTTTCAGGTTCTCCATCAATAACAAATAGTGCAGGTACAGTGGGAACTATTACATCTGTTGCACAGGGAGTAATTGGTATAGACGATAACCTTTATCTTCCATATAATAATAAAATTGCCAGAGTAACTTCTGGTGGAACTGTAAATGATGCTGTCTTAACACTTCCTACAAACTTTAGAATTACCTCAATTTGTAATTATGGAAAATACCTCGCTATAGCTGTTGCACCAATTTCAACATACAATGGAGTATCAAAAGTTTTCTTATGGAATTTGACATCAACTGACGTTCAAGAAAGTATTGACTGGGGTGAAGGAATTTTGACTGTCCTTGAAACTATAGAGGGTATGCTTATTGGTATTACTGATAGATATTTAAATAATAGTGCAGGAGCAGGACGTGGTTCGCTTATTATTCAAGGCTATACTGGTGGCGTACCACAAATCCTAAAAGAAGTATTTACTAAGAAATTAAACAGTATAGTAATGCCTATTTCAAAGGCGGTTAAAAACAATCGTCTATTCTTCTGTGCGAAGATAATGACAAATGATGCAGGTACAGAATATAACGAAGGTATCTGGTCTTTTGGTAGAAAAAACGCAAATTATCCCTATGCTCTAACTCTTGATTTTATAGATGAAAATGTAACTTCTTCTGGTATTCAGGCTTTTGGTTCTGCGGCTAACTTCTTCTTTATCTCCTATAACACTGACGGCTCAATAGACAAGACAGATGATACCGCAGCGTATACATTTACATCAATTTACGAAACACAGATACTTGATTTTGGTGATTTAGAAAATGATAAAAGACTTGATGTATTTAAAGTATCAGTTCGTAAACTAGCGACAGGTGAAAGCATAACCCTCAAATATAAGGTAGATGATGCAACTTCATGGACTACAATCGGTACTTATTCAACAGTCGGTGGTCTTTCACATACATTTAATAGAGAAGAACTTGCAGGAGTAGATTATAAATCAGGTAGGGAGTTTAAGTTTCAAATCACATCAACTGGCGGTGCAGAAATAGTTGAATGGAAAGCAAGAGCTACAATTCTAAATAATATATAATGAACCCAGATATACAAAAACTACAAGACCAAATAACTAGACTAGAACAAGACCTCAAAGCCTTAAATGATGAGGTGTATAAAAACAACTTTTCAGCACGACAGGATTTTAATAAAGCATCAAGTTTTACCAGTAAATTAAAAGTTCCACACTATTCATCTGACCCAACAACAGCAGAGGTTGGGGAAATCATAGAAGTCGGTGGTAAATTAAAGATTTGTAGTTCCGCTAATACGTTCGTAGTCGCAGGAACACAGAGTTAATAGGTTATAATAATATATATGGTAGTAACATACACAAAAGACGCATCAGGAAATACAGTACCAGTAAATCCATCATCAACTCCACAAGCAACCGCTAATGAATATGCAGGTGCTTTACCAACCCCAAATAATACAGTAAATACAACAGACCAGTATATAGCACCAGCAGGGATGCCAGGGTATTCAGGAAATAAAAGACTTGTTTTAAATCCTAACTATAAAGTAAGTACAGGTGACATTAAACCAACAACTGATATTAATTTACCTTCTAAAAATCCTCCAACAAATTATAATGGAGCTATAACAGGTGCAAATGCAAGCCTAGCTAATCCTCTATCTCAATTAGGCTATACTTTAGATGCAAATAATAATTGGGTCTACACTGCACCAAAAACAGAAACTACACCAACGACAAATACTCCATCTACTTTAGACAATATAAAAACAGCTTTAGGTTTAATGACAAAACCTACTAATATGCTTGACGCTTACAAACAAGCAGAACAGGATGCAGGTATTCAAGCAAAACAAAACCTAGTTTCATCTTTAACTGGTCAATTAAACTCTATTACGGCAAAATCACAAGCAGACCAACTAGCGGTAACAGGTCAAGGTAGAGGAATACCTGAAGTTATAATTGGTGGTCAGCAAGCTCAAATATCTAAAGAAGCAGCGATTCAAGCGTTGCCTATTTCTGCTCAACTTTCAGCAGCACAAGGTGACCTCCAAATGGCACAAGAACATTTAAAGACTTACTTTAATATATTCCAGCAAGATATACAAAATCAGCAAGACTATCAAAATAAAGTAGCGAGTGTAGTAATAAATTACATGGATAAAGCCGAACAACGAACATATGAAGCTAAAAAAACAGAAGATGATAGAAAATATCAAGAAAAAAGAGATTCTATAAATTACGCACAATCTATAGCAACTAAAGCTCTTGAAAATGGTCAATCAAGTATCTATAAGGCTATCACTTCGCTTGACCCTAATTCCCCAAATTATAATAAAGAGGTGGCAAGATTAGGCTCACAGATATACATTCCAAAGAAAGGAACTGATAATTCACCAACTATTAAATCTATAAATGGTGTAGATATGCAGTGGGATGGTAAGAAGTGGGTTACACCTACAGTTGGTGGTAGTACTGGCTCTGGTAAAGAACTACAACTTGCACAAAGTGAACAATCTATAAATGATATAAATTCATTAGTTAAAAGTCCTTATATCCGTTCTGCTGTTGGGCCAACTGCCATAGGTAGATTTGTAGGTAGAGGTCTTGATAGTTTAACAGGTGAACGTCAAAACTATATAGCTACTGTTGAAAAATTAAGGTCTCAACTATCACTTGATAGTCTTATAAATGCAAAAGCAAAAGGTGCAACATTTGGAGCTTTGTCTGATACAGAAATGAGAATATTGTCTGCTTCAGCATCTAAACTTGGAACTTGGGCTAAAACAAATAGTAAAGGAGAAGTTACTGGCTACAGTGCTAGTGAGAAAGCATTTAATAAAGAACTAGAAACTATAAATAACTTCGCAAAACTAGACTATGTAAAGAAAGGTGGAGACCCATTAGCTGTTGGTGTTCAAGTGATGCCAAATGGTAAATATGTAGTCCAAAATAGTGATGGTAGTTATACAGAATTATAATGAAAACATTAACCCCAGAACAATTTAAACAAAAATATGGGGAGGTTGGGATGGCTCAATTTTCTCAAAAACCAGAACAGGCTAAAGAACCTGGGTATTTATCCCGTGTAGGTTCACAAATTAAAGGACAATTCAACGAAGCAGTAAATTCAGAGAACTCATCTATAGATGGCACTATGAATCCTATTAGTGCTGGTCTTAATATTGCTAAAAATGTAACAGGAATTTTAACAGCTCCAATAACACAAGCTCCTGGTATTAAACAATTAGGTGAAGGATTTGGTAAAGCTGGAGAAGCTATTGTAAACACAAAAATAGGTAATAAGGCTACAGACGCATTATCAAATGTGCCTGAACCAGTATTGAGTGGTGCTTCAAATCTAATAGAAACTGCTATGAATCTAGCAACTCTTGAAGGTACAGCTAGAAGTGCAAAAGGATTATATAACTCAGGTAAAAATGCAATCAGTAATCTAAAAACTCCCAAGACGACAGTAGCACCAGAACCAACAGCGATACCAAATGAAACATCAGGTTCTATTATGGATAGAGTTGCTAGACTAAAACCAAGTGATGCAACAAAATTCAAAGATATGACAGGTAAAACTCATGGACAATATTTAGCTGATACTGGTAACTTTGGCTCACCTGATAAAATTATTCAAAATGAATCCGTTAAATTTGTAGACTCATTAAAAGAAGTTGATAGTGCTTTAGAGAAACTTCCAGGTAGATTCCAGTCAGCTCCTATATTAGAAGCCCTAAAAGGACTTGTAGATAAGGCAAAAACACAATCAAGTGGAAGTGTTAAAGCTCCATTTTATGGTGATGTTGCTAATCTAGTAGCTAAGTATAAAAGTGGTGGACTTACACATCCTGAAATAAACTTACTAAAAAGACTTTATGAAAGAAATGTGAGACTAGGTTATAGTAAACTCATAAATCCTGATGCTGTTTCAAAATCGACAAATATTGATAGTGCTTTGAGGGAGTGGCAAGTAAAACAAGCTAGACTTCAAGGATTTAAAAATATAGACGCATTAAATAAACAGACACAAACATCTAAGTTTATTATAAATAAATTAGGAGACCAAGTTATTGGTCAGAATGGTCTTAATTCTATGGGACTAACAGACTGGATTATGTTATCAGGAGGAGACCCTACAGCAGTAGCAGGATTTTTAACTAAGAAATTCTTTTCAAGTAAAGCAGTTCAAGCTAAAATAGCAGAAATAATGAGAACAGCAGAATCAACTCCACCGATTAAGGCTAATATGGGTCAATCAGAAATAAAGCAACTATCAGCTCCTAAAGAGGGTAGTCCGCAATCTCAAAATAATGTACCCATAAAACTTCCAACTAGAAAGTCTTTAAATCAAGGTAATGAGATAGTTCCTAAGAATACCAAGCTGCGATAGCTACTATTGCGATAAATAGGATAATAAATATCATAAGAACACCATACCACAAATCAACAATTTATGCAAGACCTTACAGAGAAACAAAAGAATAAACTCCTAAAACTTGCAAAAATAGCTGACAAGGGTGAATTTGCTATTGTTGAAGAACTAGATACTCTTGAAGAAAAAATAGACACTACTAAAGAAGATTTACAATCTAAAATTGACAACATACAACTCTTAAAAGGTGATACTGGCGAAAAGGGCGACAAAGGAGATACTGGCGAGCAAGGAATACAAGGAGTTCAAGGTGAAAATGGCGATAAAGGAGAACAAGGGGAAAAAGGAATTGATGGCAAAGATGGATTAGACGGAAAAGATGGTGAAAATGGTAAAGATGGAATTGATGGCTTAAATGGTAAAGATGGAAGTCCTGATACTCCTGATGAAGTAACTAATAAAGTAAACTTAGGTAAACCTTTAATCAAAAAAGAACGTGTTGAAGGTCTTATAGATATTGAATACAATCTAAGACATAATCTTTATACTGGAATATCAGAAACTAGAGCAAGGGAACTTATAGCTTTATATGGAGGTGGTGTCACTTTAGGCGGTTCAAACGGCTCTATTCAATATAATAATAATGGTGTACTTGGCGGTTTTGGTAACTGGAATGGTACAACACTAAATATAGGTTCAGCTCAATTCATTTCTGGTGGGGTTACAACAACTGGAATATTTAACCAATCGGGTGATGGTGCGAGCTTTAACGTAGCTGATTCTAATTTTATAGTTTCATCAAAAGTCTATTCTGCTGGACTTATATCTGCTGACGACTCTGGTAGTGTGCTTTTAGGTGACTTTTTTGGCTCGGGAAACCTTACACAAATAGGAATAATAGATGCAACTGGCACCATTGATTATTATGCAGTCAATGGGCATACGTTTACAGGTGATATGTCTATGTCTTCTACGACATATCCTGATGGTCTATTTAAAATAGAGGGTATTGGAAACTTTAAAATCGGAGATGTTGCAGGTGATGTAAACCAGACAAATATAAATGGAGACGATGGTTCTCAGATTATCAACTATCGTGCAAATAATGGGCATACGTTTATCGGAGGGCTAACACTTAATACATACTCTGGTGGTGGCACACAATACCTCACAGTAGATAACTCTGGTGTTGTAGGGGTAAGTGCTGGTAGTGGTGGAGGACTTACGGTTGGAACTACTGCTATTGCAAGTGGAACAACGACAAGAATCCTCTACGACAATGCTGGAACACTCGGAGAATACACCATAACTGGGACAGGGACAGTTGTTGCAATGGCGACATCTCCTACGTTTGTAACAGGCATTACAACGCCTCTTATCATAGGGGGAACGGGTACAACCTCTCCGCTCACATACAAAACAACCTCTGGTGTCGGGACAACTGGGGCAGACCATATCTTCCTCGTAGGAAACAATGGTGCGACTGAAGCAATGCGTATCCTCAACTCGGGGTCTATTGGTATTGGTACTGCGAGTCCTGCGTCAAAGCTCGATATAACAACTAATGGTCTTAGTACAACACCAACAGACACTTCAGGTATTGTTCTTGCAAACACCACTCTTGCAACTTCGGGTGTTACTCGACAAATCTCTCCAGCTCTACGTTTTCGTGCTCATGCATGGAAGTCAGACGCAACTGCCGCTTCACAGACAGTAGACTTTAGACAATATCTGTCTGTTGCGGCAGGTACTTCTGCCGCCTTTGGAGAAATGGTATGGTTTTCATCTATAAACGGAGGGACATATTCATCTCTTATGGGTATTGGTTCTAGTGGGGCCCTTACAATGTATCAAGGGCTCCCACGAACTATAGATATAAATGCCTCAAGTGCATCTATCGTTGGTTTTCGTATTTTTAATACTAGCAACGCTAGTACGTCAGCTCATGCTCGATATGAAATGACAACGGGGGGAGCTTCTGGTGGCGACCCATACACTGCATACACAATCAACGGTGTTACTGTATGGAGTCAGGGTATCGACAACAGCGATGGCGATACATACAAAATCTCGGAAAGTGCTGGACTGGGTACAAATGACCGCTTCATTCTCCGAACAGGGGGGCTTGCGTCAGTACGTGCTGGACTTACCACTGCAAAACAGGCAACTCTTGGTGGAGCTATCAAAGAATACTTCACAAGCGTTGGAAATATCACAACAGGTGAAGATAACCTCTTTACCTATACAACAGAAGCAAATATCTTTGGTACAAACGGGGATAACATTGAGGGAGAATATTCTGGTACAACCGCAGCAAACGCAAACAACAAAACATTCAAGTTCTACTTTGCAGGAACAAACCTCCTCAA